CGAAACGAACTCGCGCCAATCAAAGCAAGCGGCGCCGTTACGCTCATGGACAAATTGCGGCCCATCGCCGCTATGTTTTTTGTGTCCTTGCGTATCTGACTTTTTAGCGTTCCAAGTTTCGCATTAAAGTCTTTCGTATTTGCGCCAATCCTTACAACTAAATCGCCAAGCTTTGCCATATCGTTACTTTGCTAATGACCGCAAGATACTTAATCCGTCGGCGGCCTTCTCTTTCTTCTCCCAGGGGAACGTCGCCAAGTCCTTTGGCGTCAGTCGCTTTTTTACGTGTGGGTTGACGGTGATGGTAGCCAGCCACCTGGTGCGCTCCCATTCCGCTTTTTCGCGTTCCTCGATTTCTTTGTAGTGCCCTCGCATGGCGTTACCAAATTCCGAAAACGTCATATCGTAAAGCAAAAAAGGGCTAAGGCGTAATTGCCCCAGCCCCATTTGTTCAATTTGGTCCCAACTCAACGGCTTGCCTTGGTTCTCGTTTTTTTTTGAGTACCCATCGCCTTTTGTACCGCTTCTGACAAAGCAGGCAAATCGCCCACTTCAATCATGCCTAAAAAGTCATCAACGTCCATCTCAAATGCCATGCCCTGGCTTTTGCAACCTTCCTGAACGAAATAATATATCAGTTCTGGAATGGCTGTGATGTCTTCGCTGTCTACTTGCGCAACCTTTTTACCAGTTGCATCTTCGAACTTTTTCCAAGCGCGCATTGTTGCGCGCATGGGGTACGTCTTGCCGTCAAGCTTAATTTCAATCATGCGGTAAAGTTATTACGCAATTACCTCGCGCACAACTGTTCCCGTGATTTCGATTGTCATTGAAAAACCAACGTTATCTTCAACGCCTGCGGTTTGCTCAAGGCTCGTAATGTATCCAGCAACATCGAACTGTTCGTCGCCTTGGTTAGCGGCTGCACCTGTGCCCGTGTTGGTGAAAATCACAAAAAGCTTTTCGCCTGCAATTTGGTGATCTACCAATTGGTTGTAACCGTTCGTAGCGTCCTCAGCAAACAAACCTGAAACGCTCAAGCTTGCTGATTTTAAACCTGGCAACAGCTCGCGCCATCCACCGCTTGTTTTGGTGGTGATGTCGCGCATGTCCGTTGACATGGAAATGCTGCACTCGGTTACGTGATCCAATACTACCTCACTGTCGTCCGTCGTTCCCAAAAAAACGCGGATGCTGCTTGAGTTAATTATGCCTGTTGTCTGGGCCATTATTTCTTAGATTTTTCTTTAGTTTCTTTCTTTTCGGGCTTATCCAGGTATCCGCCTTTTTTCAGCTTTGCAGCGAATTTATTGGATACGTCTACAACGGTTCCAGCTGACCAGTGCCAGCCGTCTTTATTGTAGGTCTTTTGAATCGTTACCTTCATGGCTGCAATTTACTCAATTTGTATTTGTCATATTCCCGCGCGTTCTGCTGCCGTCGTGCAGTGCCTTGCTTCGATACTGTCGAGCGTGGCGCGTAACCATTCGCCCAGCGGCTTCAGCGTGCTTTCTCGGTAGTTGGCTCCCAGCGTCGCGCTTACGGTATGCGTTCCAAACGGGATGCCGCTTTTGTGAATCAAGACCGCGTTAAGCATTTCCGCTGCCATGACGCTCACGATTTTGCTGAGTTGTCGGAAGGCTTCGTACAGCTCGCGCCTTAGTGCCAGCGGGTAATTGATGACGTGAGCGATGGCGACCGCGATACCGTACACAAACCCGACGGGTACGGCTACAAGCGCCAAAGCAAACAGCGCGACGGTCTTAAATATCTTCATCTGTAAACCAGCCCGCTGCTTTCATATAGTCGTAATCGCGCACGGTCGTCGTGCTTGGAATGATGTGCCCAAACGGAAAACGGTGATTTGTCTGCACGTATGCGCTGAGCTGATACCGTTCGTCATTGGTGAGTTCAGGAAAACACGCCGTGAGCTTTTCGAGCGTCGCCGCTTCGTGAACGTGGATGAGGTACTCCGTATCCACCTGCAAGGCGTTTTGGATTCCGTCGGGGTGCGTAACGATTCCAAAGACGGTTGACGCCTTTTCGCCTTCTGCCTGAATGAGTACGGGCCGCGAGATGTTGTAGAGTTCTCGCGTGATTTGCTTTGCCCGTGCTTCGCTTGTTTGCGTGGGGGTTGGTAGAACTATGATAAATCCGTTCATATCGTTATGCCGTAAAAAGTGGATTGATTTGCTTCGATTCCTGCGCGGTTTCCGCTTTGGTCGCTATCCCATATTATAAATTCCTGTGAATCATACATACCTCGATACGTGCTACCCGATCCGAGATTGAACGCCGTCCACGTGGAAAGGTCTAAAGAAAAAATGCTGCTGATTGCGTGCAGTCCGTTATACGTTGTAGCTACGTCGTCAGCCGTTGCAATGGATGCGCTTGAGCCATTTACAAAATAACTCGGCGTTCCTACGTTGCTAGAAGCTGAATTCGTTGAACCAGGAAAAGCGTACAAAGCATAATATCCGCTACCCCCTCTGTTGAACGCTGTTCCTCGATAGGGGTAAGTATTCGTAACCATTGAAACGGAAACGCTTGAACCCAACGAAGTTAACGGCGTTGTCAAAAATTGATAGTTTGCTACCCTGTCAATAATCGGCTTTCCATTTTGCGTCAGTACGCTTGTGGTTGCCCCGTCGTAAATCTTAGGCATATTCGCCGTCGTCGTTTGCGTCGCCGTGTTGCTGTTTCCCGATTGGTCGTACCAGTAACGAATAAACCCGTCGTTACTTCCGCAATGCGTAGCCAATGCCGTCGTGTCAAGTTCACCGCTTCCGTCAAATCCGATGTCCGCGTAACTGGTGCCGTTCCAAACATTAATTGCGTCGCCCGTGTAAAGCGTGCGAAGTTTGCGCAGCGAATAAGCCGCCGCCGCGCCTGTGTATGTGTCAAGCAACAACGTCGCTTCCGCTACCTCCTCCCACGTCATTTTGAGGCTAATCGGAACCGTCCCGCCCGTGCGCGCTTTCAAATATGCCAACAGCGTCGCCTTTGCCGTAGCGTAAGCCGTATCGTCGGCAATATCTGCGAACTGCGTCCAATCGCCTGACGTGTCGGGGTCGGCCTGCGCCTTCTCAGCGTACCACAACTTCCGCCGAATCACATTCCCCGCGCTCGGCGTGTCGCTCGATGCCGATTCGCTTAAGCCGTCGCCGTCCGCCTGCGCCGTGTAGTACAGCTCGATCGTTTCCGTAGCGCCTGAACGTAGCGCAGCCGATTCCGTCAAGTAACGGTTATGATAGTAAATATCGTCGCTCGGTAATTCGCTGCCCGAAATTTCCCACGTGCTGCCGTTGTAAACGATCGTAGAACCAACGCCCGCGCCTGTGGTATTTACGTCGTCGAGGTCGCCCAACGTCGAAGCGCCCGCCGTGCCGCGCGACCAAAAGCCGCTTTGATATACCAGCGCGTCGCCTTCCGCTGGCGTGCCGATTATCTTGACGTCATCGAGGTCGTCCAGCCCGTCAGGTATCGTATTTAACTCAGCCTGCAAACCCGTGACGCTTCCAATAGGCAAAACTATTTCATCTTGATAAATCGCGCTCCAAGTGCCTTGTTGATATGCCAGCATTTGGTTGTCCTCAGGTTCGCCCGTATCCACGTCGCTCAGGTCGTCCAGCACGTCAGGGCCGCCCGCGTCAGCAGCTGGAACCCATGTGTCGCTTGCTGCGTCGTAACTTAGTATTTGATTATCCGTTACGCCCGTTACATTGACGTCGGACAATTGGCCCAACTCAACGCCCGTGATCGGAGAACCCTGGGCAATTTCAAAATCCGTGCGGCTGATGCGTACCTCGTAATCCGCGCTTATGTTGTACGCCCGTTGCGGTTCGTCAAAGTCGATGACTTCGTTGATATACTGGATGCTCTGGACGTTGACGCCGTTATACGTGCCTTTGACGCGATCCAAAGCGCCGCGAACGGCTACGGCAATATCAATGGCCTGGCTGTAACTGGTCGCGTAACAATTGACCTCTATGCCCGCCGTGTCCAGTTTCGAAGGCTCTGGCTTCGTGTCACTCGGTTCGTTGTTC